ACATCTTCGGTTTCGCTCCAATAAGCACCACGTCCACCTTCAGCACCAGAGGTGTTCTGATCAAAAATAACATCGTATTTGTAAGTGGCAGTGTAGTTGGGGGAAAATGTAGAGGACCCTAGAGTGGTATAAACGCCTGGTGAGCCTGGATTGGCATTGCCAGCGGCCTGTGCAATATTGCCCACCGTGGTCTGACCAGCATCCACACTGACCATGAATCCTTGACCACTCATGGCTGCGGCAATGTTACCACCAGGAGTGCCTGCTGAAATGTTGCCCGAAAACAAACCATTAAGAGCACTGATCAGAGAGGGCAATGCAGCAGCAAGGGCAATGGTCCCGCCACCGCTGTCAAGAATACTGGTGTTGTTGCCTATGGCATCTGTGATCTGTTGTGGTGAGTAAGTGGTGTTGCCCACATTTGAGAATGGTCCTGCAACTGAATAATTGGTGCCACGTGTTTTGGCATACACATTGCCTGCTGCCTGATCATCAAATTCAAATGTCAAACTGGCACCAGGTGTGAGCACTGTGTCAGCGTTCTTGATGGTATTACGCAATTGATAGTTGGTGCCATCACTGCTGATCCAGCATTCCACACCTTCAATAACTCCTGTGGGCACAGTGGTCACAACATTGATCTGTGGTCTTGCACTGGCTTCTGATTTAACAAAAGTGGGAGTGGCCGGAATTCCTATGGCACCCAGAGTCTGTATGCCAGTGAGGTCACTGCGCACAGTTCTGGTGAGATTGGCTGCACTGTAGATTGTGGCATCATATTCTAATGCTGTGATCTCACATCGTATGCTGCCGTCATCAGCATCCAGTTCTCTAATGGTTATGATTCTAAAAGTTTTGGCTGAAAAACCATACAAGGTGTTGGTCACATCAATCACATCACCTGCGTTCAATTGCAAGGCTGAATAGTCACTTTCAAATGTTACAACTTTGTCCAGTCTGCTTTGCAACAATTCAATGCGTCCCAACAAACTGGCCTGCACTGGCTCACTGGCAAAGTTCAAGGTCATTTTCAATTGATTGTCTTGTTCGTATGGTGCACGATTTGCATCAGGGATCTCTAGTCTAACAAAATCAGTTTTGTCTGCTGTGTCCAACAAGGGAAATTCTACTTCTACTTCATTGTAAAGATCAAACAGACTGGTGGTGCTGACCTGTATGGGACCCACAATGTTTGAGTCATCAAAACTGTAGACACTGCTGGCAGTGGTGTTTATGACCACACTCCACAGGCCTTGATGCACGTCATAGGTGAGAAAACTGCCGGCACTGCGACAGATACCATCAAGGTTTTCCATCACAGGATTTTCTGTGTTGACCACACCGTTGATGGTGTATTTTCTAGCAAGTGTGCTGGTTGGCATGGGTTATCCTTAAAATTTGAATCCGGTCACAATGGGTGTGACAGTGGTAAAAGCACTCTGTGCACCTTGTGCTGGTGCAATCACACACAGCACATAGGTGTAGCCATTGAGATTGGTTGAACTAGCAGTCATGCTGATGCCATATATATTGCCTGTGATGTCAGGGTTCTGAACTTGCACCTGTGTGCCAAAAGTGAGATTACTACCATTCCAGGTGATTATTCTGTAATACAGTCCAGCACTCTGCGTGGCACCATTGGACACTGTGCCTGTGTATTTGGTATACACCATCAGGATCTCAGTGTCGCTTTTTTTCATAATGTCAAATGCACCAGGAACTGTGGTCCATCTACCACTGGTGCTGCTGGTGTCACTGAATATATAGAATGCTCCACCTTGACTGTTTTCTAGATCAACACCACTGACAGGACTGCTGCCACCACCACGAAAATACACAATGTCAGGAGTGCTTGACGTGGGAGTAAAAGAGATTGTGCCCAGTTTGATGTTGTTGTTGGTCACACCAGAAGGTGTTACAACACCGCCACCTAATGCAGTGGTAATATACACATTGGCTCCTGAGGCAGTCATGTCCACATTGAAATCGTATGTTTGTCCTCGCAACAACCAGGCATTGGGCCATATGGGATTGTCACCAAGATAAGGAGTCATAAACGCACCAAGAGGTGTTGCACCAGCAAAATTTTGTGTGACTGTGAATGCGTAGCCAGCGGCAGTGACCTTGGTGCTGACCAGGTTGTCAGTGTATGCAGTGGTGCCGGTCAAGACCACTTGCATGGTTATGATTTGTTGACTTTGTGCAAGATCGCTGGCAGGTATGTCTGTTTGTCCGCGCCACACTGCCAGGCTTGTTCCAGAAAAATTGGGCACAGTTCGCAGTTGACCAGTTTGTCCAATCAGGGGATCAATAATTTTTGTGAACCCATTGACCATGATTGGATGTGGCCAGTTACTGGTAGTCAGATCATAATGGCAGTTGACAAAACTGGTTGTGGTAGACACCGCTGGTGGGTTGAACACTGATGTTGATTGCGGATACCACCAATGTATTCCTTTGTAGGTGCTGCCTGAAAAGGTCAAGTTTGCTGAGTCCTGGATGTCATTGTTGGGTTTTGATTGTCGTTGAAAAACACCAAGACCGCTTGGACCTGCAAGAATATGACTAACAACTACTGGGAATGTTGTGCCATTAAATGTGAGTTTTGGTTGTATAGTCAAGGTGCTTGAGCCCATGGCAACATTGCTATAAATCACACTGTTGAACTGATCACCTGCATCAGCACCAACTGTGCGGGCAGTGGTATTGCCATAAAAACTACCAGGGCTACTGGAAGTGACAAAAAGTCGTGCTGTTGTGTTGCTTTGATTGCCTATGTTGGCGCCCATCAAATCACTCACTGCACTTCGCACCACTGTGGCATTGTTGCTGACACCAATCACATGCTGTGGTCCACTGAGCACACTGGCACTGTTGGCCTGCAGGCCTATCATGGTCAGCAAAACATTGGCATTGCCCACATTGCTGTTTTCACGATGTGCATAAGCCCAGTGTGGATCAAGAGTGCCTGCATGGTATCCCACATAGGCCAGGGTGTTTACACCAGTGTCTCGTGAGCCTGATTGAAACAGATTGACCACAGCCACATTGCCAGGCTGCGCACGATATTTGAGATTGCCAGCAGTGTTGGCAAATTGAGTCTGTGCAAAATTACTGAAATAGGTTTGTGTTCTTGTGCCATCTGGCGACACAACATTGGCTGGATTGGTAAGACTGTAGGTGAGATTTCTTACACCTCGCCCAATTGACGGCACATTGGCAACCGCAGCATTGCTTTTGACAAATGCAAGATTGGCCAGGTGTTGATTGAGTGGCACAATATTACCTTGCAAGGTCAATGTGCCCACATTGCCCACTGCTGAAAAAGTATTGGTTGTTAAAGTGGGTCCTGTGCTGGTCAAGGTCACTGCATTGCCATTGTCCTGAGTGCTAATGGTCATGGTGTAAAGACCAGCAGGGTTGTTGGTGTTGATCAGCACACCTGGTGACACAGGTGTCACGATTGAATCTTGTTCATTTACGTTATTGCCAAAAAAGTTGTAGACCAAGTTGCCAGGATTGCCCACTGGAAACAATTCAGGCACATTGACCAAGTTCACATTCACTGTGTATAAAAACACACCTGAATTAAAGATGTTGCCTGTCAATCTCACATTGCTGTTGTGTGAAAATTCACCAGTGTTATCAAACCCTAAAGAAGTTCCTACTGTGGCCACTGTGCCAAGATAATCTTGTGCAGATTTAATGCCTGTGATAGTGAGCACATTGCCAGCATAGGTGCTGCTGACATTGGACACAGCACCTGGATTGTTCAGACTCACAGTGACATTCTGATAGGCACTGGGTATGTTGCCCCAGTCGAAACTATGCGTGATCACAGTGTTGCTCTGTATGTTGCCCAGTGTTTTGACTAGATCCACGCTGGGCACACGCACAGTGTATGCAGTGTCTTCTTGCTGAACCACATTGGCCACAGCACTAAAACTGACATTTTCAATGGCCACTGTATTCAGCTGTGCCAGACTGTCCATTACACAGGCACTCCGCGATAATCCACAGCAATATTTCCTGCAAGATCGTTGGTGTTGATTGTGGTCACTGTGTAGGTCACATTGCCTGCTTCGCCCACTGTGGGATTGACCTGGGCACGAGCAGCATTGTAGTCAAGGATGTCCAAGATACCAGACACCACAGCAGTGTTGGCTGCAGTGGTTATGCTTAGAGTGTGTGTGGCAAAACTGCTGCTGGGAAATGTAAAATTCACAGTGGTGGCTGTGTTGGCTGCAAAAGTCAAAGTGATACCATTGCCAGTCAATGCACCAAATGTTCTCACTGTGTTCCAGGCCACTGGCACGTGTTGAAACACATTGCCCACTGACCGATCAATGGTGACCACGTTGGCTGTGTAGGTGACATTGGCTGCTGAAAATGTGTTTAGATCACTGAGACTCATCATACGTTGATATCTCCTGCAGGTATAGCACAACCATAGCGTGTGCTGACCATGTAGTCACGTATGACATCACCAGGCAAGGTCATTGAATTGGTGATGTTGAATCGCATGTTGGGTATTTGCGTGAGTCCAGATTCTGGTGAATACGTGATCTTGACCACTGCAAAGATCAAGTCTTCCATCATGTGCAACGTGGTCCAGCCAGGCACAATGTCATAGGCTGGATCTAAGCTGCCATTGGTGTAGTATTCTGGCACCTGTGGTGTGTCGCTGTCACCAGCATAGCAATACACTTCTACCACACCTGCATAGGCAAAATTTTTGTTGCCATCGCGGTCAATGCTGTAAGCACAGTCTATACCATTGCTTTCAAATATGATACGTTCGTCATTGAGATACACGTCATTGAACACATAAGCACTGGGATTGCCTGTGCTCAACAATGTGCCTGTGCGTTCACTAATGGTCAGCACATAAAACATGTTGCGGTTGTCACTGCTGAGTCTGGCATCATTGATGATACCTCCCAGGGTAGATCTACCATAACACACAGGAATCTTTTGATCAGCTGCTGGTGGCACTTGCAATCGCACTCCCTGATCAACTCGTGCTTTGTATGGACGCACTGTCTGCAACTGACTGTTCTTTTCACTGTTGATGCTGTTGCTGACTTTGTTTAGCCCCAGTCCCAACAGTGCAATTTTGGCAAGACTGCCACCAATGCTGTTGCCACCACTGAGAAAATTGCCTACTCCACTGATCAAGTCATCAAAGAAACTCATGCTGCCAACCTTAATGGTGCGCCAAAATTGAAGTTGGCATCTACCAGCGTGGGCACCCGATCCATGCTGACATCTGTGGGGTAGAATTTTTTCTGATCATCAGGATTGGTTCTACGCCCAGTGACTCTTCGTTCAATCATGCCTATCTCACTGGTGCAAGCAAAGTTGATTGTGACTGTGCTGTTTTTGCCACCAGGTTCAAAGTCTTCACTGAGACCAAAATTGTTTATGATACCTTTGAATTTGATTGCAGGATTACCTGCTATGCCCAACAAGGTATTGGTCACAGCATCAAATATACCACGGTATATAATCACTTCAGCACCTTTGAGATTGTAGGTCAACACATTGCTCATGTTGGTGGTGTTGATACCACTGATGCCCACATTGATTTCACTGCTGCTGAGTCGGAGTTCGCTGGTGGTATCTCCCACTGTCATCAAACTGCCCAGTCCGGTATAACTCACACCCGCAATGGTCAGCGGACGATAGTAACTGCTAAAGGTCAAATCACCTAGAGAGGTGTAGCCACTCTCAATTTTCACAAACAGTGCAGTGGCTATACTGGGATAAGTGCTTAAATCTAAACTCATACCATGTTCTCATAAAAAATAAAACTGCCTGACCAGCTGACTTGATCTCTTGCAAATATAGTCCAGGTTGGCAATTCATAGCACAGCACACTCCAGGTCACTGCCGGACCAACCTTGAGTGTGCCAGAGCCTGTGGTATCCAGCACTGGTCTATGCACAGGCACAGTGTTGGTGCCACTGGCCACATCAGCAGTGACCCTGTAAACACGACCTGTGGCCAATTGTATGATATCACCTGCACGGAAATTGAATCCTGATCCTGCTTGACCGCTGGTGAGTGTGATGCTCATGGCACCATTCACCCAGCTGGCAGCAATGGCAGCACTGTTGGCTGCTGTGCCTTGATAAGGTATCAACCAGTCATTGTATCCAGCATTGTTGATTTGCACTGTGCCCACAGTGGTTCGGTCCAGGGCTTCAATTTTTGCAATGTATTGTCTTGCTTGATTCCAAGGTATGCCATCCGGCAGTTTGACATCAAAGCGCCAGGTCTGACCACCACGACTGGTTGTTCTCAAAGTTTGATCACGTGTGAGTGTGCTGCCCACAATGCGTTTGGTGTCAATGCTGATTGATTCTGCGTTGTCAAACACATATTGAAATGCTGTTGTCATTATCTTCCTCCAGGTAGTGATCTACGACCTTGCTCGCTGACTGCAAACAAGAAACTTGGATCACGTGCTATCATTGCCTTGAAACTGGCAGCGTCCACTGCATTGATGTTGTATGTGACATTGGTGCCCATGGGTGTTACACTAGCAGGTCCACCAATCAGTTCTGGACCTGCTTCGCCGGCAATGCCAAATCGGCCTTGTGGTATCATGCCACCATTGGCAAAGAATCCAGAGAACAGGCTCTTGATACCGCCACCAATTGTTTCTAAGATGCCACCACCGCCACTGCTGCTGCCGCCACCAAATATGCTACCTACGGCTTTGGTAATGCCGCTGAGTATACCACCACCACTGCTGCTACCACTAGTGCTGGGACTGCTTCTGCTGTTGTTGCTTGATCCACCACTGAATATACTGCCAATGCTGCCAATGAGATCACCTAAGAAATTGCCACCACCGCCGCCACCGCCGCCGCCGCCTGTTTTCATACCGCCAATACCACCAAACGTCTGTGCAATGACATCTTTGATTTGTGATCGCAGTAGGTCTTCCAGGATGCTGGCAACAAAACTCTTGAACTCAAATTTGCCAGTCTTGGCAAAATTTACAATGGCATCTTCCATGCCTTGTGTGGCATTTCTAAACAGGCTCTCAGCACGGCTTGAAGCGTTGGTTGCTGCATCATAATATTCATTGAATGCTCTTTTCCATCCTGTGGCAAATGATCTGGCTTTCTTGTTGTTTTCTTCCAGTTGACGTGTGAGTCGGCCACTGCCTTTGATGGCCTCATCATAATATTTTTTCTGTTCTTCAATTGGCAAATTCTCGCCTCTACGTGCTTCTTCAGCACGAATGGCTTCCCGGGCACTGTCTCTGGCAGCGGCTGCAATGTCATAGTATTTTTGTTCTATGTCACTCATGCCAGTTTTGGCCATTTCATCTTGCAAGCGCATGAGTTCATCTGTGAGACGAATCTCTTCTCGCTTCTGAAACTGCACAAATTCAAATTTGCGTTGTTCTTCAATCAGTTCACGTGTGCTGGCTTTGACCCGATCAATGCCTTCACGTGCGGCTGCATAATAACTTTGTATTTCTTCTGCACTAAGAGTGGCACCTCTGCGAGCCTGTTCAGCAGCAATTTCTGCTTCAGCACTGGCCAGGGCTGCTGCTTCAATTTCCAAATAGGCCCGGGCCACTTCAGGCAAGAACACGCTGGCTGTTTGCTG